GTTGCGGGCGCTATCTGGAATAATGCAGGTACTTTAGCGGTTTCTGCAGGTTAATCCTTACTAACTGAAGGAGAGACCCATGAGTTTCAGCAATATTCAATCCGTCACTAAGACGGCAGATGCTTCAGCCGTAACTGGCCGCACGCGTCTCTTGGGAGTGTATTTTACTAATACAGCCACGGCGTCCTCCTTTGCATTAAAGGATGGCACCACGGATGCAGGCGCGGCTAAGTTGACTATCAATACTCCTGCTGCGGTAGGTGCTCAAGACCTTATGATCCCAGATATGGGCATAGTCTTTGAAACAGGCATATATGTCGATGTCAACGACGCTAATGTAACTAGCGTTACCCTCTTGTTTGAGGGTGGAGCTGCGGCCTAATGGCTAGTAAAAAGGGGATGGGCATCAAAACCTCCGTCAAGTCGGGTAATTTTCGCCCGACTAAGAAGGGGGCGGGTATGACCGAAAAAGGTGTAAAAGCCTATCGGAAAGCCAACCCCGGCAGCAAGCTAAAGACAGCAGTTACCGAAAAGAATCCTTCAGGGGCTAGGGCGAAAAGACGTAAGTCCTTTTGTGCGCGATCTGAAGGACAGATGAAACAGTTTCCAAAGGCTGCTAAAGACCCCAACAGTCGTTTACGACAAGCACGCAAGCGTTGGAGATGTAGGTAATGGCTAGAAAAGGGCTTTATGCCAATATCCATGCTAAGAGAGCAAGGATAAAGGCCGGTTCTAAAGAAAAGATGAGGAAGGCCGGCGCCAAGGGTGCCCCAACAGCTAAAGCGTTTAAACAATCGGCCAAAACGGCCAAAAAGAAGAGGTGATTTATGGCAGGTCGTGGAATGGGTGCCGCCACTAAAGGCGGCGGATGCGTTGGTTCAGGGCCTCGCAACAAAGTTGTCAAATCGACAAGCAAGACTACTGGTCCTGTGATGATGAATAAGGGCGGTATGGCAAATAAGTATCGCAAAGGCGGGATGACTTGTAAGTAATGGCTACTTCAGGAACCACAGATTTCAATCTATCAATAGATGACCTTATAGAGGAGGCATTTGAGCGTTGTGGCATGCAGATGACTGCAGGCTACCAGCTGAGCTCTGCCCGCCGGTCATTAAATCTATTGTTTTTGGACTGGGCCAATCGAGGCCTAAACCTGTGGACTATTGAACAAGCCACCTACTCCCTTAGCCAAGGGGATGCAGAAATATCGCTGCCTACGGACACGGTTAATGTATTGACTGCTGTAATACGGCAGACAATAAATGGCCAACAACAAGATATTAACATTGAGCGAATAGGCCGAGAAGAATACCTGAATGTTCCCGATAAACTCACTCAGGCTAGACCTTCTCAAATCTATATTGAAAGAACCAATACACCGAAGGCGTATTTATATCCCGCTGCAGATAAGGCATATACATTGGTTTATTACCGTATACGCCGTATGGAAGATGCCGGCGACTACACTAACACTACCGATGTTAATTTCCGCTTCCTGCCCTGCTTAGCTTCTGGATTGGCATATATGCTTTCCCTGAAGTATGCCCCAGAGCGAACTGGCGCGCTTCAGCAGATGTATGAGCAGGACTTTCAACGGGCAGCAATGGAAGATAGAGATACTGCAAGCACCTACTTCCTGCCGGATGTAGGGGCATAAAATGACGCATGCAACGGGTAAATACTCATACGCCCTTTGCGACTATTGCGGGCAGCGATATCCCTACCAGACGCTGAAGAAGAACTGGAAAGGGTTTATGGTTTGTCCAGAGGACTATGAGCCAAAAGAACCTCAACTGGACCCACTTAAATACAGAGGCGATGCGATTGCATTACAGAATCCTCGTCCAGATAGAACTGAGCCAATGACGGTTATTGTGGACAATGTGGGAGGGGATACCCCGTTTGTTACAATAGCAGGCTCTATGCAACCTGCTCTTCCAGCAATTTCGGTTGAGGGTGTAGGCACAATAGGCAATGTAACGGTTGTTATATCATGACATACGATGAGTTAGTCACAAACATACGAAACTACACTGAGGTTGACAGTAATGTCTTCTCGGATAGCGTGATCAACACCTTTATCACGATGGCTGAAAACAGAATACTTCGTGACATTGACCTTGATGTGTTTAAAAAAGAAGTTACGGGTTCGATGGCTACATCAAACCGATTCTTGACCGCGCCAAACGATTTGCTAACACACCGTTACCTGATGATAACAAATTCAGCTGGCGATCAAATATTTTTAGAGTTTAGGGACACCTCCTTTATGAAGGAGTATTGGCCTGACAGTTCCGTAACAGGAACACCTAAGTACTATTCTGTTTGGGACCAAGATACGTTTTATGTGGCCCCTACGCCTGACGACACATACACTGCTCAGTTAGGGTATATTTATCGTCCGGCACAATTATCCTCTAGCAACACGACTACATGGATTAGCACTAATGCCCCAGAGGCTCTCCTGTATGCGTGCCTTATTCAAGCCTACAGCTACACCAAAGGGCCGCCTGATATGCTTCAGTATTTCACACAGAGCTATCAGCAGGCCGTACAGGGCCTTGGATTAGAGCAGCAGGGTCGTAGAAGACGAGATGAATACCGTGATGGCATGATAAGACTGCCTATACGTTCGGAATCACCGGGGCCTTAAGACACAGGAGCTAGTTATGGCTATCACTCAAGCAATGTGCACCAGCTTTAAAGAAGAACTTCTTGGCGGTGTACACGATTTAGACACAGACACCATTAAGATTGCGCTGTTTACCAGTTCAGCAACCCTTGGTGCAACCACTACTGCTTACAGCACTACTAATGAAGTGTCTGGCACAGGATATTCTGCTGGCGGTAATACGCTAACAAGCCCAGTAATTGCTACTGATGGCACTACGGCCTACTTCGATTGTGCGGACACTACGTGGTCCACTGCTACCATCACAGCCAACGGCGCTTTGATCTATAACAGTTCTAAAGCTAACCGTGCTATTGCTGTACTGGCCTTTGGTGGTGACAAAACTTCAACTGCTGGTGACTTTACCATCATCTTCCCTGCTCCGGGTGCAAGCACTGCTATTATTCGCATAGCTTAATTGTGTTTTTCACGGGAGATATAGCGCATGGTAAAGATGGTAAACCGCGCCAAGATGACCACCGCTACGACGGGCACAGGCACTATTACGCTTGGCTCCGCCGCATCTGGTTATCAGACGTTTGCAGCCGCTGGGGTATCTAATGGCGATACCGTTCGATATACAATCGAAGACGGCACTGCGTGGGAAATAGGTACTGGCACTTACACTGCCACAGGTACTTTACTCGCTCGCTCCCTTGAAAGTAGCTCGACAGGTTCCCTGCTTAACCTGTCGGGTAGTGCGTTTGTATTCCTAACTGCTGCTGCGTCAGACCTCCAAAGTGATACAGCCAACACAGCTTCTACACTAGTTGCTAGGGATGCCTCTGGTAACTTTAGTGCGGGAGCTATTACTGGTACTAGCTTTGTTTCCTCTGGAAACATGACCTTTGGTGATAATGACAAGGCTATCTTTGGTGCTGGGTCAGACCTACAGATTTACCATGACGGGTCTAATAATTGGGTGGATGGTGTTTCTGGGGCTGTTTTTGTTCGCGGTAGTCGCGTTGACCTTCGCGGTGCTAATAACGAGATGCTTCTTGTTGGCAACCAAAATGGAAACATTGCTCTTTATTACGACAACTCAACAAAACTCGCCACAACCTCCACAGGCATAGACGTTACTGGCACAGCCACAATGGATGGGCTGACTGTTGATGGGACTACAGGTGTGTCTGTTAATGGCATCTACGCAAGCGTAGACCTGATGGAAACTGACGTTACGGATGACAACACTCGCCTTATTAGTTCTGGCGGTGACTTCCGCATCGACACATTAAACGATGCAAAGAACGTATCGACCAAGCGACTGACTATTGACCACGGCACAGGCGACATCTCCTTCTACGAAGACACTGGCACAACGCCTAAGTTCTTCTGGGATGCTTCTGCTGAGCGATTAGGTGTGGGTACTAGTAGTCCTAGCGCAGTTATCCACGCAGTAAACAGCCCGTCTTCTGGTGAAAGCATTGCTATTTTTGAGGCTGCCGCAGAAAAGAACGGCTATGTATATATAAATGGCGATGCAAACAGACGCAAATCATTAGTTTTCCAATCGGCAGGCGTTAATAAATTTAGCATGGGCGTTGGAGATAGTGACGAGCTTTCAGAAAACACCTTCTTTATAGGCTCTGGCATAACAGGCGGTAGCGGGGCTGATTTAGTTATTGACAGCAGTGGCAATGTTGGTATTGGCAGAGCAAACCCAACAGAGCGTTTATCTGTTCAAAATACATC